GAACTGCACCATTGATCTTGATAAAGTAAGTATTATTTGCGCCTTTATCTTCTTCAACAGAAACCTTTGTACCGCCTACCAGAGTAGTAGCTGCGGTTAATGATAATGTCAATGCGGGTGGTATAGGTTCAGCTATAATTCTTGCAAATGCTGCTGCATCAAGGATTCCCCAGCCAATGAATAATTCGCAACGAATATATACTTGGTTGTGACCTTTCAGGTCGCCTGCATCTGCGTCATTGTCGGGATTACCATATTCAATAACTTCCATCGGAATCTCCTTTGCATAGCCCCACCTAAAAGCGGAGAAGTCACCTATATATGCTCTTCCTGCATCACCTGTCATGTCAGATACAGTTCGGTTTATATCTGTTCTCAATCCGTTTATTACGCCAGGATTTGCTCCCCAAGCAAGTTCAGGGTAACGTTTCGGGCCGTTTTCATAGGTCAAAGTCTGGGCTAATGCAGAAGAAAATGCGGGAGCCATGATTAAGCCGTTTACGTCATAGCCAGCGGTTTGAATCAATGCAACTGCGGCCTCAATATTAGCATCTGGGTCAGGGGCTGCTACATTGTAAGGAACTGATTGAGTAACTGCTGTGTCAAAGTTGTTGTTTCCGATAACAGTTGAAGCAGCTCCCGTTCTGGGATTCACTCCATGTAAGGCCATAAGGTCAAGGCCTCTTGCGGCTTTAGTTGCAAAACCTTCTGCAAATGCTTCAAGTAATCCAAGGGCTGTTTCTTCATCCGCATACAAAAATTCGTTTGATACTCTTGCACCATACTCAATTTTGATAGGTACAATGGTTTTTGGTGTAACAGTAACTCCACCGTGAGACTTGGGGCCGTTTTCTGCTACAACGTCAATCTCTTTGTCCATCGTGAAAACAAATTCTTTGTTGCCATTAAAAGCAACAGGAATCTTTTGTGATAATTTCGCAAGTGAGGATTTCCCACTTACTTGATTAATTAATTTGCCGACCAATTTTTCTGGAAATAGTGTTCCTTTTGATAATGCTGCCATTTTATTATTCTCCTCTCAATTCTTTCATTAGATTTCTTAATTCCGCACCCTCTCCCGTTCCTGTTGGTTCGGTCGATTTTAAGGGAGGCGGTGTTTGTGTTTTGATTAGTTTGCTAAGCGATTCTGCATCGGCTCGGATGGCCTTTTCATCATCTCCAACAAGTCTGCCTGCAAGGTTGTAAGGGATACCTAATTCCAATGCAATTTTTGTTTTCAAGTTCGCTGTTTCATAACCAGCGATTTTTGCATTTAGTTCGGATATATCCTTATCGTATTTCCCAGCTTTTTCGTTAGATTCGGCTAGAGCTGCTTTTAAAGTGCCTACTTCTGTTTCTAATTCCTGGTTTCTAGCCTTGATTTCCGCATAGTCAGCGTATTGTTTTTCTATGGTTTCTTTTTGTCTGTTCAGCCTTTCTTGTATTGCTTTGTCAAATTCCTCTTGTGTTGTAATAGGTTTAAATTCACTCATTTATATCTTCCTTTCTCCCACTTACCCGGTGGTATCGGTAATTTTGTGTATTAAAAAACGACTATTATTAGTCGTTTAATACCTAACTTTTTGCTTTTTCTTAGGCTTGAATTCATGACAAGCCCAGTGTGCCAATAAAGCGCTATCCATAAGGCTAATGTCCATATCTTCAAATTGCGATTTATACCCAAAACCACCATTGGACCCTATAAGTCTTTTCTCACAATTAGTTACAACTTGTGTTAATGATGGCTGGTCGTTATGGCAGATGCTTTGTTGGAATATTCCTTGTTCCCATAAAGAATTAGCAACAATGATTTCTTTAACTGTAGGAAGTATAGGTTCTTTTAGTCCATAATCTTTCATCTCCTTTGCTAAGATGTTTTGACCACTTGCTCCATCTATCACTACACTTGCAACATCAGCTTTGCGTAAAAAGTCAATAATCCATGTATTGCCATTTCTAACTGATTGACAGTCTATTGCTTCAATAAAGATTTTACCTGATAATGTCTTAACCGCTACACTCATGGCAACATTAGCACCATCATTGCCATATTTGATTCCGACGTATAAGGGACCTTTCAACACTGGTTTTGCTTTTACCTTTAATTCCATCCATTCATTCTCTGAAATAGCTGATTTTTGATTATACCTAATCCATAGACCTAAACGCTGTATCATAAAGTCGATTTCATCTTTCCCTATTTCATCTTGGATAGAACGTTCAGTGAAAATTGTACCTAGCGATGGATTGCATAGATACCAAAGCTCTTTATCTCTTATATCTTCTACTTCTTCTTGTATTCCCCATTCAGCCCAACCTGCATTTTCCACTCCACCTTCTAATACGCTATTTCTGAAGTTTACAAATACTGTTCCAGCACTTAAAGGGGTAGGTGGAGTTCCGCAAAATATCGTTTGAGGGTTTTTTGAATCTGTAACTACATATTTTAAAGCTGATTCTTGGTCTGTGGTGTATTCCTGAGCCTCATCAATAATTAAGGTGTCAAAACCTTCCCCAAGTCCACCAGTAGTGGTCCTGGTCCTAAATTCTACCCTCCCACCAGTTTCGGGAAGCTCAACTCTTTCCCTGCCTGTGGCTCTCAATGAAGTATACTCAATACCTGCCCGGTCCAGTAATGCACATAGTCTTTCCCATGCTGCATGAGATGTAGTTGTTCTATGTGCAGTATGAAGTATTTTTTCTCCTCTGTGTAGGCCTTCCATTTCTCTCATAACTACAATTTCATTTTTACCATTACGTCTAGGGAGAGAATATCCAAATTTTGTATGAGTCCAAAGACCATCATCATTGACTGCGTAAATATGTTTTATTATGCTTTTCTGCCATTCCTGGGCTTTTCTACCTGACTTTTCATAAGTTTTAATCGCATTTTGATATAGACTTTTTTTATAATTTAAAATTACCGATTGAGTAGGATTTTGATTACCAATTCTTGTAGTAGTCATATTACATCCTCCTTCAATCGTCATGCATGATAACCCTGTCGCTGGGAAACTATTAGATCACCTCCAGTTAATCTATCCTTTCATATGTCATTGAAAATATGTCTGGTTTACAAGGGTAGAGTTCTCCTTTAATGCCTTTTATAATCCAATCATTTTCAGACACTTCATAAATTCCCTCTAGTGTCTCTATTTCTCCTCCTATGGAGTTTCCACCATACTGGCTCCACAATTCTACTTTTCTATCAGAGTGTTTAACCCAATGTGGCACTCCTTTTTTAAAATTTTCTTTTGTGAATTGCCATGCTTCTATTACAACAGGTTTCTTTCTATATTTAGCCACTCAATCACCCCCAAAATAAGCATAATAAAAGCACCTACTTAGGTGCGTTTTTTCGTGCCCATGTTTCTATTCTTTTCTTTCTTGCTGCATCCCTTCTTGCCTTTTCGGTCTTTGCCATTTCCTGTGCACGTTTAATGCGAGCCTTCTTCGATAGTTCATATCCTCCATATTTGTCTTGAACATATTTCCGACTACCTCTAGTTCCACTGTGTACAATAACTGAGTTACCCCTTCTAGGTTCAAATGTTACAGTACATCTACAGTAATCATGCCTTCTAAATACATCATTCCCTTGGTCACTAACCTCATTGTAATCATATTCGCCTACTAATCCTTTACACCAGTCACAAGGTTTACTGTCGGGCTTTCTTATAACTTTAGGTCCAAGTCCTGCCTTTGCCTGAAATTCTGCATTGGTTCTTACCATATCATCAACAATACTTAGACTAAAATTTACTATTGGTTCATCTAAAATCCACTTTATATCATCAAAATTATCTTCGCTTGATATCCTTTCTATAATTCCATCAATTCTATCTTGGTTGAGTTCTGCTTTCTGTCCTTTAATTTTTAATCCTGCATTACGATTTAGTGTAGTTTGAACATCTGCTGCATAGCTTGATATTAATTCATGATTTTTGGCCATTGTTGGATTAAGTATTCTGTTTGCTATATTAAAATACATTCTGCCATCTGGAAGTATTTCTGCGGTTATGTTTTTGTTCAAAACTTCTGACAGTATTTCTCCTACTTCAATGGCGAACTCATGAGCATCTTTGTAAGTTGCTTTTTTATCGTTTAGAGCTTGAATAGCTTTTTTTAATGCTTCACTATTATAGGTTTTCTCGTCAAATTCTTTTTCTATTAGCTCAAGGAGTTCAGGAACAATGTCTTTGACCATTATTCACCAGCTCCTTTTATTCCAGTTAAGTCTCTAATTGTTTCACCATCTGCATATCCAGGGATTGCTTGATTAAGTTTAAGTATTCCATCTCCAACTAATGTCAGCATACTTGCATCTGCTTCAAAGAGTGGCTCCCATTTAGGTTTAGTTTCATAAAATTGACTTCTAAGGTATGGATAATCATCCCTTAAACAAGCTGCCACATAACCAACATTTAAAAATCCACTTCCTAAGCTTCTTTGTGCTTTCCTGCCTGCTAGTCTAAGGTTTTCATGTGATGCTTTAATTGCTTCCACACTTGAAGGATTGTCACTTACAAACCCTAAATCATCTAATGTTAGTCCTGTTTCTCCGGCGAAACCTGCTGCAGCAGTCCTCAACTGTTCTGTAAATGGGCTCATGCTTGGAGTAGTAAATTGTCCTAAGGTTGGTTTGTCTCCATCTTCGTCTTTTGTAAATTCTAACATTGACGTAATAGTTGCCTTCCACTTATCCATAGGCTCGGAATCGGGATGTGTACCTACTACATACTTTTGAGGGAATGAATAAAACTCTGCTGTTATATCTGCCCTTTCGAGGGTCCTCTTTGCATATTTCTGGTAATACATACAAGCCCTGGTTATTCGGGACCTTCCAAATGGCCTTACTGCATCAGGTCGATGAATTATAGGTACAAGTAAAGGATAATCGACATTATTAGTGATGCTGTAGCTGTATTCTTTGTCGATATAATAGTCAGTTCTGCCAGGTACAAAATAAGCCTCTAAGCTGGGATTGCCATATTCGTTTCTTTCTAAGACTGCATAACCTTCAGTGAGTAATCCTGTGATTGGATCTATTACCCCTGTTGCACTATTTGCTTCTATTACTTGCAATCTCGGGGTATCACCTTCGCCTTTGGAGATGTAGACAAAACAACAAGATGCAATTAATGCTGAAAGCACTGCACTATCAAAGAAAACGTCTGGATTATTCATTTGGAATATTTCGTTTATCTCAAAATTGTCATTGCTAAACTCCCTAAATACCAACCTATCAGCTAAGCTATCAACTGCCTTTGCACACCAACCTAATACAGCCCTATATCTAGTGCGTATTTCAGGCGGTATGGTTATTCCTACGTCTAAATCTTGATATTTCATATCATATTGTTTATAGCGTAAATTTACGCGTTTTTCATGTTTTTGTAACTTTTTTCTTAAATATTCTATGCCTTTCATATCGGCTCCTTTCTATTGCGTGAGAAAAAATGTACA